TGTAGTCCAAGAAACTCCTGAACCACTTGATGTAAGAACTTGACCATTTGTTCCTGCTGAGGAAGATGCTGTCAGCGTACCAGTAAGGGTCAAGGCTGAAATTGATGGGGCTGTACCCATAACGACTGCTCCGCTACCTGTATAGGTAGAGAAGTCGGTTAGACCGTATTCCCAATCTGCGGCAGTTGTAAGAGTTGTTCCGATACAGGTACACATTGCTGTTGTTCCTGATGGAATTGCAATTACTAGGTTTGAACCTGATGAGTTTACGGTTACAACACCTGTGCTGTTATTTACAATGTGGTATGTATAACCAGTTGTCAGAGTAGAAGTTACTGGGAGAACTACTGTCTGTGTTGTGACTCCTGTGAACTGCTGATAATAAGAACTTGTTGCTGTAAGAGTTGTCGTACCTGCCGCTGTTGCGGTGGATGTATAACCCATAAGAGTTGCCATAGCCATTGGAGCAGTTGTTGATGCTGTTCCACCGTTAGCAAGAGCAACTGCACCTGAAAGTTGTGAAACTCCAATTGTTTTGTTTGTAAGAGTTTCTGAAACATCTTTGAGAAGAGTTCCGTTTGCGTAATATGATTTACCTGAAGCAAGGTTTAGATGCTCCGAAGATGTCCATGCGGATGTTGAATTTACCCAGTTGAAAGTTTTATTTGTAGCGCCAGTAAGAGTTATACCGCCACCATCTGCTGTTGTATTTGTTGGTGTGTCCACATCTGCAAGAACAATGTTCTTATCTTCAATAACAAGGTTAGTTGTATTGATGTTTGTGGTTGTGCCAGTAACGGTCAAATCACCTGTAATGGTGGTTGTACCCGTGATGCCAACTCCGCCAGTAATGACTGGAGCGGCTAAAGTCTTGTTGGAAAGTGTTGCTACTGCGTCGGCTGTTACACCAGCGCCACCGTTGGTTGTAATTGCCATATTATGCTATCTCGCTTCCGAACGCGTTGAATGACATAGATGCTGAAGATGCGTATACGGTCACAATATCGGAGGCGTCAATTGTAAGACCAAGGGTATAAGCCGCTGTGGTATTAGCCTGGATTGTGGCGTCATAGACGAGATATTGCTTGGTGTCTGTCGCCGCTCCATCCTGTCGGACTGAGATGCGGTATGTGCCGCTTGTTGCCGCCTGGTTACAAATCGTGATGGTTGAGATAACCGTCTGAGTTGAAGAAGGGCATGAATATAGCGTTGTTGCAGTAGTCGCCGAAGGGTTTACTTGCCCTAAGACTTTGTAAGTTGTTGCCATGCGGTCATCCTCCGATGAGAAGTAATGGACTGATTGTACCAGCCGCGTTTGCGGTGGCTTGGGATGCACTATTGGCGGCGGCTGTTGCGTAAGCCTGTGCAGGTGAAACAAATTGACTAATAGATGATGCTGTTAGTCCAAAGGTTGCGGCGTTGAGAGCCGTATATGTAGCAAAGGCGGCATCTAAAGCGGTATAGGTTGCATATCCGCTACCGATGTACCAATACTGTCCTGTTGCTGGAATAGTGTTTGTGCTTTGGTCGATTGCAGTATCAAGTGTTGTGATTTCACCTGCGAGTGTATTCCAGGTTGTTTGGTCAATCAACTGAACATATTCAGTATCCAGGGTTGGGTCAGGGCTGATGTCAGCCAAATCGAGCGACCCCGCAGTAAGATAGGGCAACTCAATAGTATAAGTCCGTCCTCCAGGAAAAGACTCTTCTACTGTGTATTGGAATGGATTAGGAATCAAATCAGGGTCATCTGTGGCTGGCAAGGTAACGGAGAAAGAACCGCTAGAAAGCGCGACTACAACTGAAGATGGAGCAATGATTTGGTCGTCTGTACCATTTCGAACTACTTCATTGAGAGTAAAACGAATCTGTCCTGCTACGGCATTACCTTCAAAATCAATATAATTTCCAGTCAAATTGACCGTGGTTGTACTGGCGGCTAGAGCCATTAGGCACCCACCAACATAAAGAGATTGAACTTACTGTTCTCTGTGGCTGAGGCTGAACTTGCGGATGCGGCTGAATTTGTTACCGCAGTTGAAATTGCATCAGCGTTTGTTGCCGCGGCGTTGGTGGTAACTTCTAAAGCAGTAAGAAGATTATTGTAGGTTGTATAGGTGGCAATAGGTACATACGGTTCAGCCATCTTAGACTCCCATCAGCATCAAAGAACGAGAAGTAAAATCTGTGACTGCCGAGTTTGAAGCAGAAGCCTGTGCCGCGTAAGTAGCGGCATTATCAACATAATTTGAAGCATTGACGACAATAACTTTTCTTGTATTAGCCAAGTCATATCTTCCTTCAAGAGCCTCATATTGAGCATAAGTTGTGTAGGAAGCGGCTTCAGTAGGACTCACAGCGGATAAGAGGTCTGCAAGATTGAGAGAGCCTGAACTTGCATCTACTGGAAGAGAAATTTCAAGAGTTCTGCCACCAGTAAAGTTTTCTGTAACTGTGTAAATAAAAGGTTGTGGGACCACATCTGTATCGTTAGATACGGGAAGTGTGATTGTAAGACTGCCCGAAGAATCCAGGGTCTTTACAATCGCGGTTGGAATGATAATCACATTCGCCGCTTTTTCTTTCAAAATTGTTTGAGGCGTAAAAGTAACTGACCCACGCACAGGGTTACCAAGCAAATCGACATAAGTGCCGTTTACTGTGGTTGTACCTAGGGATGCGGGTAGAGCCATTATTTAGGCTCCTTGGCGCAACACATTTACGGTTTGAGTTGAAGATGCAACTACACCGTAAAGGGATTCTCCGTTTTGTAGGTCGATAGATACATCTGTTCCGCCAGCAAGCGAATAACCGTAACTAGATGTCGTAACGCCTGTTCCACCTAAATAAACTGTTGCTCCAGCCGCAGGGTTTTGAACAAGAACTGTCTGCCCGTCTCTTCCAGCATATGCAGAAGAAAGCAAAGTTGCTGTTGTTCCTACTGAAACTCTTTCGTGTCCTAATGCCATATCTACTCCTTAGTAAAAAAGGGGCGACTCATTTGACTGAATCGCCCCTTTCCGAATTACTCGGCGGCGACTGTATCTTTCTTAGCCGCCTTGGGCTTTGATTCTTTTGGTGCTTCTACTACGGCTTCTTCTTCAATGAACTGAATATAGCGATTGCTTGCTAATTTCTTAGCGTGTAACCATCCTTTGACATCTACGATGTCTCCTGATTGGACTTTACGCCCATCAATAATCATGTTCTTGAGGATTTTGGCTTTCATAATTACTTTCTGAAGATTGAAACTGCTGTTGCTGAATCAATACGAGCAAAGAATGATGCGCTGGTTGCCGCTGAGATTGTTGCAGAACCGACAAGAGTAACTCCTGTACCTGCTGTCAAAGTCAAAGCATATGTAGATGGGGCTTTGTTGATGATAACGAACTCAAAACCTAAGCCAATCTGTGTGCCAGCATCAACAGCCGCAACGATAGTCGCCGCTGTTGGTGATGCAATGTTTCTTGCCGCTGTTGGTGTTGCTGAAATAATGCAAGACAATAGGTTTGCGGCTGTGAATGTCATAGAAGCGCCATCTGCGATGGTAGTTTCTGTAACACCCTTACCGAACGCTCCTGCGATATAAGCGTCGTCTAGTGCCTCAATATCTTGTTCTGCAATAACTTCTCCAGCGATTACTTCGCCTTTGGAGAGGCGTAATGGATTTGCCATGTTTTTTTCCTTTTCCTAAAAAGATAGGGAGAGAGCGTGAACCCTCCCCCTATCCCTTATTGAGTTATTAGGCGACGATTGAATCCCAGAAATAACCAAGGTCTGAACCGATAACCTTATTGTCGAAAGCCATTTCTGCTTCAACACGGTCTGACTTGATTGATTCCATACGGAACTGTGATGTACCAATTGTCTGTCCAAGACCACCTGAAACACCAGTCCATGCGAATGTGTAACCCGCTGAAGGTGTTAGGAGACCTGGAGTTGGAGCAACGTGTGTAAGAAGCGCGTTCTTACCGAAAGCGAAACCATATGCACCTGTTGCACCTTCGTTGTTTGTTGCCTTAACTGACTTTGCAACCATAACGCGAGGAATGTCGAACATTGCGCCCAACATGTCTGTAGTGATTGTTTGTGAAGATGTGTACTTAATACGGTCTACCAAGTCTGGGTGATTCTTTAGTGACTTGAATACGTCGTAACCAAGAACAAGAGTGTTTGCTTCCATACCTGTGTTGCCAAGGATTTGAGCCTTTGCTGCTTCTAGGTCTGAAATTGGGTCTGAGTTTGTGTAGTCAGACCACTTGTAAACAGATGTTCCTGCTGATGGTGATGATGCAACACCTGCAATGTCAGTTCCCCATACACCAGTTGTGAAGAAGTCTGAAACAAACTGAAGTTCGCGACGGAGCATCAAACGGCGTGTAACGAACTCTGCTGATTCGCGAAGTACGTTTAGTGGAGCATCTGCGTTAGCAAGAGTCTGGTCATCTACATCCTTGTGGAAAGCCCATACATCACATGAGTATGTGCCTGTTGAAAGGTTGTATCCGCCACCTGCTGATTCAGTTCCAGGCGCACGGCGTTGAGCCTCATCGCGGAACCAATC